GCAGGGCGGGGCAGTGTTCGAGACACTGGCGCGCAACCGGGGCAACCTGCTGGCGGATCGTGCCTCGGCCAAGCTTGCTGAGATCGAATCGCTCGAGCAGAAGCTCGCCACCGAGACCGCCAACCACGACAGCATGCGGGCCAAGCTGGAGGACGAGATCGGGAAATGGGAGGGCAAGTCGAGCAAGGAGGCCAAGGCGGCGTTGAAGGCGCGGGCTGACGCGGAGACCGCCCGGAGCGCCGCGATCGCGTCCGGCACCTCCAAGAGCAAGGGCGAGCGGCTGGGCAGCGCCGACAAGGCAGTGGACCGCGCCGTCGCGCGTATCCTCGAATCCGACCGGGATCTACCGAGGCAGGAGCTTGCCAGCCGCGCGCAGGAGATCACCGACCGCATCATCGGCTCACCCGACGGGCGGCTGCCCTACGATCTCGGCATGGAGCACGGGACGGCCTTCGGCGGCTCCGGCGAGGCCCCGCGCGGCGCGCTGGCGGCCCGGGAGTTCAACATCCCGGACCACACCATCAAGGATTTTTTGGAGAACGATGTCGAGCACATCATCGCCACCCACCTCAAGACCATGGTCCCAGACGTGCTGCTGACGGAGAAGTCCGGCGACACCAAGATGACCGAGACGTTCCGCAAGATCAACGACGAGTACGCGGCGCTGGTCGATGCGGCCAAGTCCGAGAAGGAACGGACCCGGCTGGAGAAGGAGCGCCAAGGCGTGATCGACGACCTCGCCGCGATCCGCGACCGCATCCGCGGCACCTACGGCATTTCCTCCGACCTGCCGATGCGCAACACGGCGCGCGCGCTCAACGTGCTGAAGAACTACAACGTGCTGACCTCGATGGGCTCGGCCGCGCTGTCATCGCTGCCGGACATGGCGGGCTCGGTGCTTCGGCACGGCCTGACCGCGACCTTCAACGATGCCTGGGTGCCGTTCTTCAACATGCTGACCCGGCAATCCGATGTCTGGCAGGCGGCGGCGCGCGAGTACCGCGCCATGGGCATCGCGGTGGAATCGGTGTTGGCCTCGCGCCACCATGCTCTGACCGACACGCTGGACACCTATCATCCACAATCGCGGGTCGAGCGCACCATGCAGTGGGCAACCGGCAAGTTCCAGTTCGTCAACATGCTGGCGCCGTGGACCGACTTTGCCAAAATCAACGCCTCGATGGTGGCTGGATCGGAAATCCTGCGCGCGGCAAAGGCATCGGCAGAAGGTGGCGCAACGGCGCGCCAGCTTCGCAATCTCGGCGAATCCTCGATCGAGCCGCACATGGCCGCGCGGATTGCGAAAGCCTTCGAAACCGGCGGCGAAATCCGCGATGGCGTGCACCTGCCGAATACCGCTGATTGGGCCGATACCGAGGCGCGACGGGTGTTCGAGGGAGCGGTCGCACGCGACGTGGATATCTCCGTGGTGACGCCGGGACAGGAAAAGCCGCTCTGGATGTCGCATCCAATCCTTGGCGTCATCGGGCAGTTCAAGAGCTTCACGGCCGCCGCCACCGAGCGCGTGCTGATTTCCAACCTGCAGCGCCGTGACGCCCAGGTGCTGCAGGGCATGCTGTTCTCGATGGGACTCGGCATGCTGAGCTACAAGATCAACAGCCTCACCGGCGGCCAGCCGACCAGTGACAAGCCGCAGGATTGGGTCAAGGAGGCGATCAGCCGAGGTAATCTCTTGGGCTGGTTCGAGGAGGCAAACGCTTTGGCCTCCAAGGCGACCCGTGGCGGGGTGGACATCTACCGCATGATCGGAGCGGACAAGCCGCTGTCGCGCTACGCCAGCCGCTCGGCGATGGATCAGATCCTGGGCCCGACAGCCGGCAAGATCGGCGGCATCATCCAAGGCGTGCAGGCCGCGACCCGGCCATCGGAATGGAACGAGGGCGACAGCAAGGCGATCCGCCGGCTCGTCGCGGGCCAGAACGTTTGGTATCTCAGAAGGCTTTTTGATCAGGTCGAGGCCTCCGGGAACAGCGCGTTCGGCATCCCGATGAAGGCCAAGCCGGAGAACAGATAGGGCGGTGCGTTGCCCGTCTAGGCGCTGCTGGCCCAAATCCGGCCATGAGCACCCTTCGCAGCCTGATCCTCGCCCTCGTCATAGCCTCCGGGCTTGCCCAGGCCTTGGCGCAGACCCCGCCACCCGTTCCGGCGCTGCCGGACACTGAGCGGCGGGTCGCCTATAGCATCTCGACCTCGACCTGCGGCTGCGCGGTCAGCTTTCAGCTCTACGGCGACTCCACCGATTACGCGAACTGGATCGAGGTGTTCGTCAACGGCGTGCTGATCCCCCAGGCCGGCAACTGGACGCTGTCGAGCCCAAGCGGCCCGCTGGCGAGCCTGCCGCGTCCGATCACCGATGCGGTGCTGACCTTTGCGGCAAACCAGACCGGAACGGTGCAGATCGTCGGTGCGCGCCGGCCGCGCCGGACCACGCAGTTCCAGGAAAGCCAGCCGGTCCCGACCCGGAATTTCAACCAGACCTTTTCCGATATCATCGCGACGCTGCGCGAGCTCTGGGACAAGACCAACGACGTCACTGGCCGATCGGTGCGGACCCCGCCCGGTGAGACGCTGGCCCTGTTGCCGGTACTGGCCAATCGCCTGAACCAGGGCGCGTGTTTCGACAACGGCGGCAACCTGGCGCCCTGCGTCAGCGTGCCGTCATCGACCTTGATCGCAGGCAACGGCATCGCCCTGGCGGGCACCAACCCGACCACGATCACGAACAACATCCAGGCCGGGTCCGGCATTACGCTGACCGGCACCAACCCGATCGTGATTTCGTCACTGGCGGGCACCGGCGATCCGGATTCGATCACGAACTGCTCAATCGCGGCCTCGGTATCGGCCAACGCGCTCACCGTCGCACTGAAGACGCAGGCCGGCGTTGACCCCACCCCGACGATTCCCTGCTCGATCTCTTTCCGCAGCCCGACCGCGAGCACTGGCACCTATACCAACGTCTCGGTTACCGGGGCCGTCTCCTTCTCCACCGGCGTGTCCGGCAGCACGTTCGGCGCGCTGAATGCGACGCCGTTCCGGCTGTGGGTGACCGCATGGAATAACGGCGGCGCGGTGTCGCTCGGGGTCGGCAAGCAGGCGACGTCCACGGCCGTCCTACCGATCGACGAGACCTCGTTTCCGGCCAGTGGCGTTTGCAGCGCCTGCACCACGGCCACGACCGCCGGCCTGATCTACACCACCGCCGGATTGTCGGCGACACCGATCCGGATCCTCGGCTATCTGGATTGGGCCACCGGCCTGACCACCGCCGGGGTCTGGAATGTCGGGCCGACCAAGATCCAGATGTTCGGCCGCGGCATCAAGAAGCCAGGAGAGGTGGTGCAGGCCAGCACAGTCAACTTTGCCGCCCTCAGCGGATCGAGCACGACAAGTCTGACCCTGGTCAACACCAACGTCGCGGCATCGATCACGCCGACCAGTGCCGTCAATTCCATCGCATGGGCATTCGCGATCGAGACCACGATCAACACCAATGCGACACTGATCACCTTACAGATGACGCGCGGCGGGGTCGGCGTCGGCTCGCCGATACCGGGGGCGTTCGGATCGACGGGCGGAACGAACTACGTCAGCGAAGTCAATTTCTTCGGCACCGACCTGCCGGGTTCGACCGGCCCGCTGACCTATACCGTGGGCGCCAAGAGTTCGAACGGAAACAGCGTGTTCTGGAATGACACCAACGGCGGCGGATCGATCACGCTATTGGAGATTCAGAACTGATGTCGCGTCTTCTCGCCGCAATCCTTCTTGCCATCACCCTGATCGTTCCGGCCTTCGGCCAGGGCGTCGGCTCCGGCGGCAGCGCACCGCCGAACCTCTACGCCGCGCCGGGCAATGGCGAATCCGCTCGCTTCACCAGCACATCGGGTCTCACTCTCAGTTCGGCGGCGCTCACCGCCAATACCTTCGTCCAGATCATCGTGGGGCAATCGCTCGGCGGCAGCCACGTCCAGGGCAACTACGTCGCGACGCAGGATTGCCGCGTTGTCAACCTGACCGGCGACCGTAAGATCTACCTGGACAATACGGGTCAGGAAGAACCCGGATCGACGTTCAGCCCGCGCGGATATCAGGGCTGGCCGATCTACAGTTCGATGTGGGCCAAGGAGTGCGATCTCCTGATCGCGGGCGGCAAGTTCGACCGCGTCATCACCATCAATCCATCGTCCGCCGGCCAGCCGATTGCGAGCTTCATGCCGAACGGCCAGCTCGGGTACCTGCTGCCGCTAGCCTTCTTCACGTTGAACGAACTCGGGATCAAGCCCAGCCGAGTCAACGCCATCATCATGATGGAGGGCGAGAGCGACGGCATCAATGGCACCTCGCAGGCGAACTATCAGGCGGCGATGGGGCAATGGTTCACGATCGCGGCCAACTTCGGCTTCGTTGGCAAATGGATCGTGCCGCTGGAATCCTATGCCTATGGCTGCACCTCGGCGACGATCCGGGCCGCACAGGCTGCGGTGGTCAACGGCACCACAATCATTCAGGGTCCGGACTTCGACACGTTGGTGGGCGCCGGCAACCGATACGCCGAAGTCGCGCCGGCGGGATGCGCCGTGAACTCGCTCGTTCACCCCAATGCGGCCGGCCGGGACGCCATGATGGCGCTGCTAAAAGCCACGATCTACGCAAATTTCTGAGGAGTTCGACATGAAACGCAGTCTCGTTGCCCTGCTGGCCACCTGCCTCGCTACGCCCGCGCTGGCCCAAGCGCCGCCGTTCACCTATCCGCAGACCATCGGCACGAGTTCGGCATCGATCCTTCCCGCGGATAACTCGCGCAAGAAGCTGATCTTCCACAATCCGAACGACGCCGCCAAGATCGCAGTCTGCCCGGTCGGCCCGAACCGGCTCGCAAACTCGAGCGCGGCGCTGATTGTCGCCGTGATCAACGGCGCCGGATGCCTGACGTTACTGCCTTACCAGACCCAGGAGGTTACTGGCAGCGTGACGGGCGGCCAGCAGGGCGCCATCGGTTCGGCATGGGTCGGCATCGCCTCGGCGCCCGGCTCGGCCATCACTATCTACGAGTTCCAGTGATGATTCGCCGTCTCGCACTTGCCGGGCTGGTCGCGCTCTTTCCTGCGGTTGCCTCGGCCCAATTCGCCATCATCGGCCCGACACAGCCCACGGCCGATAACGGCGACCGCCTGGCCACCACGGCATGGGTCAACAATTTCTTCGCGGGTGGCATCCCGCTGGCTAATGGGAAAGTATTCATCGGGTCGGTCGGCGGCGTTGCGGTTGGGCAAACTCCATCCGGAGATTGGACTATCAGCAATACGGGTGTCGCAACGCTAGCGACGGTTAACGGCAATGTCGGAACGTTTGGCTCGGCGACGCAGTGCATCACGACGACGCAGAACGCAAAAGGTTTGACTACGGCGATCTCGGCCGCGACCTGCACGCCTGCTATCAGCAGCATCACCGGCCTCGGCACCGGCGTGGCAACCGCGCTCGGCGTCGCCACCAATGGGGCCGGCGGCATCCCGGTCCCGGCCGCTGCAGGCACCAACGGGCAGGTGTTCGTTGGCGTGACTGCCGCGCCGCCGGCCTGGGCTACGATGTCCGGCGATTGCACGATCACGAATGCCGGCGTGGTGACATGCGGCACGCAGGGGACGTTCACGCCCACTGTGTCGTTCGGCGGCGCCTCGGTGGGCATCACCTATGGCACACAGGCCGGCAAGTATACCAAGATCGGGAACGTGGTAAATTATGCTATCCTTATCGTATTGACATCAAAGGGTTCGAGCGTAGGCGCCGCATCGATCGACGGCCTTCCGTTCACATCGTCGACATTCAATGGCGTGACGGCTGCGGTGCAGACCAACAACATGGCAGCAGGCACCACGACGGCATTGCAAGGTCAGGTTGCCGCGTCCGTCACTTCGGCGACCCTGTCAAAATATGCCGCTGGCGTAAATACCCAATTGGCGGACACCGATTTTACGAATACCTCGGTGGTCCGCATCGCAGGCATCTATTTTACCCCCTAATCGGAGAACCCATGCGCCTCATTCTTGCAAGCCTCTGCCTCATGTTCGTATCGACTCTCTGTTTCGCCCAGCAATACCCGACAGTGACGGGAGGCGGTATCCCACTCATCCTCGGCACCAC